CCAGTTCATTGCTAACATTGATGAAGCAATCAACCACTACGATGTACGTTCTATCTACTCAAAGGAAGCTGGTATTGCTCTGGCTAACGAGGCTGACCGTAACGTAGCACGTATGCTTACTAAGGCTGCATTGGCTACCAACGCTACTCGTGCTGCTGGTCTGATCCAAGACTACAAAGCTTTCACTGAGGAAGACTTTACCAACAACGTAACAATCGGTACAGCCGCTGCTGACGCTCTTGACCCAGCTAAGATTGCTAAGGCTATCTTTGATGCAAAGAAAGAATTTGACATCAAGAATGTTGACCACTCTAACGCTGTTGTAGCACTAGCACCTGACCAGTACTACGCCCTTCTGGACGTTACTGATGGTTCTAAGCTGACCTACATGAACAAGGACTTCGGCGGTAATGGTTCAATCGCTTCTGCGACTGTACCAATGATTGCTGGTATGCCTGTTGTTATGTCTAACCACGCTAATGTATCTAACTTGTACGTGAACTTCACTACAGGCGATGCTAACGAAGGTAAGACTTCTGACAACGCACCACTAGCAAACACTGCTGGTTCTGGACGCACTACTCACTATGACCTGCCGACTGCTGCTGTAGACGGTGCTGACATGGTGGCTCTTGCTTCTAAGTTCCGTGGCTTTATCTTTACTCCTGACGCTGTTGCTACTGTCAAGTTGCTTGACTTGGGCATGGAGTCTGAGTACCAGATCAACCGTCAAGGCACACTCATGGTTGCTAAGTACGCAATGGGACACAACGTCCTGCGTCCAGCAGCCTGTATTGGTCTGTCTGCGGTTTAATAATACTAGGGGGGTGGCTTTGGCTGCTCCCCTTTTTCTTTGGAGAATGATATGCCAGAAGTAGGTGGTAAGAAATATAAGTACACCAAGGAAGGTATTGCACAAGCTAAGGCTGCGTCTAAGAAGACAGGCAAGAAGATGTCCTTTGGTGGTATGCCCCAGAAGCAGGTAGCTGCTATCATGGCTAAGTACGGAAAGAAAAAGTAATGGCTATTACACACGCAGGAGAAACCTTTAAGGGTTTGCGGATACCTAAAAGAACGCCAAATGCCTCTAAGTCTCATGCGGTGTTAGTAGGTACTAAAGATAAGCCTAAGATAATTAGGTATGGACAAAAGGGTGTTAAGACTAACCAAACAGTAGGTCAACGTGAGGCATTTGAAAACCGCCATAAAAAGAATATAGCTAAAGGTGAAACAAGTGCAGCATATTGGGCTGCGAAAACTAAATGGGACCCATCCAAGACAAAATCATCGTCTAAGAAATGGGTAAAGGGTAGTTAAATGGCAGGAACAAGTAAATTAGATGCAGTCAACACAATGCTTTCTGCTATTGGTGAAGCACCAGTTAGTAGTCTCTCTTCTGGCTTGATTGAAGCAGAGATTGCAGAGACTATTCTTAACACAGTTGACAGAGAAGTGCAGTCAATGGGCTGGCACTTTAACACAGATTTAAATAAAAGTTTCGCTCAGACACCAGCAGGTGAGATATTACTCCCCGCTGATATTCTTAGAGCAGACGCTACGCTGAAAGCTAATTCACCAAACTTGGTGCAGCGTGGTTTGAAAATGTATGACAGGACTAATCATACCTTTATTGTTGGTACTGATGTAGCCCTTGATGTTGTGGTACAGTTAGACTTTGATGACTTACCTGAGGTAGCTAAACGATATGTAGTGCTACGTGCTACTCGTGTATTCCAAGACCGTGTTGTGGGTTCAGATACCCTGCATGGTTTCCAGAAGGAAGACGAGAACATGGCTTTGATGGAGTTGAAAGACTTTGATAAGGCTGCTGATGACCATAACATCTTTGACAATTATGATACCTTTAGCATTATTGATAGGCAGGGACGGAGAACAATCTAATGGCACTCATCAGTCAATCTATCCCAAACCTAATTAACGGAGTATCACAACAACCACCATCATTACGTTTGAATACTCAAGCAGACTTACAAGAAAATGGTCTGTCTAGTGTTGTTTCGGGTTTGTCTAAGCGTCCTAGTTCACAGCACATTGCTGACCTAGGAGTTATTTCAAACCTAGATAAAGCATTTATCCACACCATTCGTAGGGATGAGAATGAGTTCTACTCTATGGTGGTAGATACTGCTGGTACTATCAGGGTGTTTGACAAGGATGGAGTAGCTAAGACTGTAACAAACAATGCACCATCATACCTGTCTGGATTGACTAATCCTAATGAGGAGTTATCTGCTGTCTCTATTGCTGACGCAACCTTTATTATTAATAAGAATGTCACAGTAGCTAAAGCAGCTACACGATCCCCTACACGTAATCCAGAAGCTTTGGTGTATGTCAAACAGGCTGACTATGCTTCTACGTATCGTCTTAAGATTACTAAAGGTGGAACCACACAAACAGTAGAATTTGCTACTAAGTCTTCCACTCAGGCTAATACAACAGATACGCAGAACGCAGAGCGTGGTGCATCTACTGATTTGATTGCTCAGAATTTAGATACATTCTCAGCTACTACCGTTGATAGTACTTATTATAGAAATATTACAAATGCTAGTGCTGTTTCAGGTATTACTATTACTCGTTATGGATCAGTACTACATATTCAATCTACTAACAGTACAGACTTCCAAGTAGAAGTAGGTGACTCTCATGGTGGAGATCATCTTAAAGTATTCAAGACTGAAACACCAGACTTTAAACAGTTGCCTATTGAGGGTCCAAACGATTTTATTATTAAAGTCTCAGGTGATAATCAGAAGGCGCAGGACGACTACTACGTTAAGTTTACTGACGGAGTGTGGAAGGAAACTGTATCCCCTGATGTAGAGATTTCTTTAGATAACTCTACAATGCCACATAAATTATCAAAGCTACCTAGTGGTGACTTTCAGTTTGATGCTGTTACTTATGCTAATAGAAAAGTAGGAGATGATAACACTAATCCCTTCCCATCATTTGTTGGGTTTAAGTTAGCTGACATCTTCTTTCACAAGAACAGACTAGGACTACTAGCTGACGAGAATGTTATCTTTGGTAGTGCAGGTGAGTTTCTTGAGTTTGATTTCTTCCGTAAGTCTACGCTAACCATTATTGATAGTGACCCCATTGATGTGGCAGTGTCCTCTAATAAGGTTAGTATTCTTAAACACGCTGTACCATTCAGTGAGTCCCTCCTACTCTTCTCAGACCTAACACAGTTTAAGGTAACAGGTGATCCTGTACTTACCCCTGAGACTGTTGACGTAGCTAA